ACATATGATAAAGGAAATACAGTACCAACTGTATAATTGGCACCTGGTGATAATATCTCTAATATTTCCCATGAAGTACCTGTGAATACTGTGGATGAACCGCTATCATCAAATACTGCCTTAACTCTTGCCTTAACTCTAAACCCAGTTTGAGTACCACTGTTTAAATCAAAGATCTGAAAGTCATCGAACGTCTCGTCGCCACTCTGGTATGGAGGGTTTTGAGTAGTTGTATAAGGTGTGGATACCGCTTGGTCTTCTTGCCACACATCAGTATAGGTTACACCATCATAAGATAGACTAAAATCGGATACCCCATCAGGTTGAGTAGTCGATAAACTATCGTACGAGAACATCAATTTATTACTTGAGGTACCAATTCCCCATACATTCGGATGAGGGCACTCTGGATCGTCTCCTAGAGCAGGTTCCAGTCCATTCTTCCCAGTACTGTAAGTTAATGTGGTGCTTGCGGGGGCACACGTAAATCCACTACAAGGAGAACACTCACTAGAATATGCCACACCTCCACCTGGAGAACCATCATTGTTGCTCGTAGTAGACGTTTCATCCTCAATATGATAACAAGGAGTACCTATTATGCCCTGATCATCGGAAGTGTCATACAAATAGCAAAAATAAGCATCTGATACACCCATGTCATAAGATAACCCAGTAGGGTAGTTATCATATACAAATACATAATCACTATCATACTGTGCAGGTCGAGTTGGTTTTCCACAATTAGCACTAGTAGGAAAGTATGTTCCTGAAGTATATGCCTCTATAGAAGGATACATTACTGCAATACCTTCTCTGTTTAAAATATTATAATTCCCTGTTCGTGATACATGTGTTGGGTACTCAGTAAACTCTGTAGTAACACCTCCTGATCCAGATGGTGCTTGATACCTAATACAACTATCTGTATCACTATCGTTATTAAGATTGCATCCCATCTATCTTTTCCTCTGTAGAGACTTCTAATTCGGTTATTCTACGATATATCTCATCATAGTTCCCCTTAATATTTAAGTAATCTTTATACCCTTTTGGTTGATAGTATGTTTTATCAGGAGTAGGCATCTCAGAAACATACTTCTCTAATGCTTCAATACGTTTACCAAGTGCCATTAACACATCATTTATTGATAATAATGCTTTAGAGATATCATTCTCCATTACTTTCTCTTTTAATTTACCCATCTTGTTTTAGATTAAAAGCGTTATTGTCTGTATTATACTCTAAAGTATCTCCTGTTGTCCAGTCTAATTCTTCTATTACCTCATGAGGTAAGTAAATAAGAGGGTCGCCATACTCGTCTTCTTGGATCTGTAATGTAAATCTTTTTGACATATTCAGTTTTCATAAGCGATTGCTAATCGGGATGGTAGAAGGATACTGAGTTTTGTGATCTTCCCAAGTCTTAATAACATCCTTAACATCATTTATAATATTCCAACTTACACAATTAGTAGCACACTCATACATTCGGTTATCAAGACCTCCTTCATACTTAATTAACTGCTCTAATACCCATGTGCGATTATCTTGGGTGTCTTGGCGAAAGGTTGGGGTCATGGTTTTTTTCCTGAGATTTTTTTTTAAAAATTATTATATATCACTTGCGTTTGGGAACCTTTGTAGGTTAGGGTAGTTTGCTTTTTAATATAAGGGCCCCATCATGAACCGAGAACCCCCGATATGACTGCGATTTGGGCGGAGTTCTTTACATTTAGTACATTGATTAACTGTCTTATGTATCACATAGGCATTAAAAAGGGAGTGCTTGGTTAACACTCCCATTCTAACATTATGCTGCTAGATTGTCAAGAACTGATTGGTCAATTTCAGTTACATTTGTAATACTTCCTAACCACTTATTGATGTGCCTAGATGTAGTTACTGACCAGAATTTAGATGTTCTGATATAACCTTTGTCTGGGCAATATGCTGCAACTGGTGTTCTATAACTGAAGAAGATTTGAGTTCCGTCGTTGATAGTTAGTTCAGTCTGATTAGCAGCAATTGGAGTTAGTTTCATTTAGTAATGATCCTTTGTTTGGTATACACTTATTATAGTACATACACCCCCTATTGAATACATTGCCTGTGCCAGTTTGTCAACTGTCCTTGATTGTCATATGCCATCCAATTGACTTGATATAATCAAAGCATGAAAATCTAGGTAATTCTTTATACCTATCTCCCCTAGAGTTTCTAACACCGTCCATGTATAATTCGAGGTCAGTTACTGACTCAAATGTCCCATGCAATTTGTTCTGTTCATCTTCAATTAGATACTGCATTTGTCATACGATTGTTTAACCTCTCACAAGGTTAATTATAAGCGATTTATGATAATTTGTCAAGAATATTGCGATTTTCTCATATACATTGACAGTCGGTAGATTACGTGCTAAGAGTACATTTTCCACAGGGATTTCCACAAGGTAAGTAACACTCAACTAGATTTATTTAACCATTTAAATGTTTTCCACAAAATACAGATTAACTGTGGAAAAGTATCATTTAGTGACCCATAATCTATGTTTTCTGATATACTCCCACTTAAGAATGATTAACTCCTTAAGTGTTAAGAATACCCTATCTAATTGTTCTCCGTGAGTAACATTTAAGTCATACTCTTTGTTCTCGTTATTTATCATTGAACATCTCCATATCTTCCCTCTTGTGATTTATACATAGAGACTACATTTGTCTCCTCTTCCGCAACATTTAACAACTCTAATTCATTCCAGTAAATGTTATTAACTAAGAGGTTAACTTCATTATATGGATAACAACTATGTTTTGCAATATCAGGATGTTTATTCCATCTACGTAATGTCATAGTTATATACAATTTGTCGATGAAATTCACCTCTCCGATGTTATCTTTCCATCTGATCTTTTGCCCCTTGATAAACTCTCTGTACTTCATATTAACAGGGTAAAATGATATTTAGATGATTAGATTTGTAGTACCATTCTTGTTAATTATTCGCCTAACATTTGAATAGTCGTTAACATCTTCATCATAAACTTGCACGTTCTTAAGTAACTCTTCTTCAGGAAGATTTTCAAGTTCTGTTAACAAATCAAGGTAAGTCATAGTGTCGTTGTTGTTAAATTGGTGGGCATAACTATCAAATCCCGTTGTTAATATGTTCCAGGGAATTAGGATAGGGTGAGACATTAATTGTAGTGCAAATCTGTCGAGTAATTAACATTATTCACTGGCAGATCTGCACCACTCTTTTTAACATATTCAGAGATAATCTCCTTTGCTTGATTAAAAATAGGGGTGAAATCTAGTGATCCTCGTAGATCATGGGAAAGTTCATCTATCTGCTCTGATGTTAAACAATGGTCAGGATGTCTAACATCACATAGTGGGATAGTATGCTCTACTAATTCATTCAAATTAATAGTGATTTTGTAATCTCGATATACTGGCATAGGTGAAATTTGCTCTGTTGTATGTATATCAGGGGTGATAATTACCTCTGGCATAGTGTTAATGAGTGAAAAAAATCGGGGCGACTATCCACATTTAGGTGAAATATTACACCCCATTGATAGTTAATGAACCAGCGTAATTGTTCTTGTTAAGTACACATGACTGATGAATATTAAAGAGTAATTCATAATTAACTCCCTCCCAATCTTGCCACTCTGATACATAATCTTCAACGTCAAAATCGCCTGTTCCGTCTATATTTTGTGGGCATGATTTGAAATCATTGTTATCATCAACCCAGAAAAGTCTTCCGAAAGTTTCACTACTATACATTGTAATCCTCCTTGTAGTTTGATACAAATTGTGGGACGTTTGTGTGATCTACGTTATTATCAACGTAGTTAAATTCGTGAATACGAGTATAAACATCATTTACATATTCTTGCATGGATATAACTCTTTTAATCATAGTTGCTCCCTTAAATGTTAACACCTTTAGAACTTTGTCAGGGTTAGTAACATTGTAGGCGTTCTTAGTTGGATAGTAATCTAATACCATTGAACCGCCTTTTGATTGGATTTGCATAATAAAACTCCGAGAATGTGTGTTAGTTAAATGTTATTAAACTTGGGACATTGCCAAGTCTTTAAGATAAGTCTCAGCACAGTCTTCTGCATCTTCGATATTATCAAAAGAACCGAGATTGATTGAGGTACCTATAAGGCAACCTTTTGAACTATCATAGTCCATGCTTTCAACCTTGAAAACATCGCCACCGTAGTGATAGATTGAAAGATTTGGATCTAGAGTATTCTCACGTCTGTAACTGTCGAAAGAATTGGTTCTCACTCCCTGAGACCACTCGAAACCTAGATAGTCATCACATAAATTGATGCACTGTTGAAAAAGAGTTTTTGAATTTGACATAATTTTGAAATTGAATGTTTGTACTGAATGGAAGAAATTTGATCTTCCTTGATTATGTACTTAATATAACACAGATCGGGGCAAAAATCAAGCGACCTTGTACCTGTTTGTCTACTGGCACATGTTCTCAAATCTTCGCTGTGCTTCATCTGATATAATAGGCAAGTAACCTAGTTCAGAATTTTGATCTAATGCATTTAATTGATCATCAGTTAATGAGTTTTTAACTCTATATTCTTCCCATACTTCATCATATAGTGTCTCTAATATGCTTTCATTGTTTATACATGACATGATTAATTAACCTCCTGAAGTGAAAATTGTGGTGCATTAAGTATAATATCTCTTACTCTTTCTCTGTCTAAACTATCACCATCACCCCATGAATATTCGGGTTGTGATGGATAAGCACACATCTGTAAGTATAACCAACTTGCTTCTAATATGATTTCTTTTGTAATACCTTTGATGGGATATAACCCATCTTCAGTATTATAAAATGACCAAACATAGTCTATGAATTCATGTAAGTTATTCATGCTAATACCTCACCTGAATTGTAGATAAGGTTCCAATCGTCACCAGTTCTGATATATCCATTTTCAGAACTGATGAACTTATCTAATACTGAAACGTCAAGATCTTCATCATCAAAATCTATTTTAGCACACCCATATACACCCCACTCGCTTAATTCTTGCATGAATTCTGACCAGTCAGCACATACACAGGCAACGTTCTGAAAATTCTCAACCTGTAGTATTCTCTGCATGATCTTTGAAGTTTTGTCGTTCATAAGTTTAAACTCATTTGTTTACCTTCTTATTATAACCACTAAAGCACCCCAATAGGTGCATGAGTGGACACTTTGAGGACTGTCACACTATTTCCCTACATAATGCTTCGATCATGTTATTCTCAGTTACTGATATTTCTTCATTGAAATCAGGTAACTCTCGTAGTAAGATAACTGAACTATCTTGCTCACTATTTGTTGCATTTGGATTTGCAGTTTGCTTGTAATTCATGTTAATCTCCAGTCGTATTTGTCAATGGATTCTTTACAATCAGGACATGTTAATCCTGAGAAGTTAAAGTGATAAACTGTGCGTACTGATTGACATTTAGGACATGCAATTTGCTTTCCATTCTTACCAGCACGAGTGTATCTTGTGACTTGTTTCATACTACCTCTTGCGTATAATCCCAGAGTTCGATATAACTTAGTAACCAATTTCTCTGGTGATTAGTAACATCTTGACAGTATAATATGTCATCTGCTGATTGTAACTCAAGGTCTTGTGAATTACAGAATTTGACTAATAGTTCGGATAGTAAATCAAGTGCGTTCATGTTCATGTTAACCACTTTTCATCAGTTGTTTCTAACATTTTACCGACCTTATATTCATATCCATCACAATACTCAACCTCTTCATAATGTTTGCAATGTTCAAAATCAGATGCAATTCTTCTCGCTTCAGTCTTATTTTCTGCACCAACTGTTACTGAATAATATACAACTTTCTTTGCTGAAAATGTGTAACTGTTTAATAGTTCAGTCATTAGAATTTGCCTCCATTGTTGTTAGTGTCAAGTACAGTTTCGTTAGTTACGTTATCAACTAACTCATCATATAATTCCTCATCAAAAGTATCAATATCCTCTTTTAAACATTCCAATGAATCTTCATTATGATATGCAATTAGTTGCTCTTTTGCATATTGTACCAAAGAATCCATGTCCATACTATCAACAACTAACTCAACATATTGTGAAGTTAGTTCATCTCTTTGTGAGGATGTTAGGTCTTTAGTCATTACTTAACCCTCCCAATAAAGTGAATTGAACTCTGCAATATTAAGATGCTCATTATCATGTACTCTATGTAATTGGTCAAGGTCGTTATCACAATCAAAGATGAATTCCTCACAGAAGTATTCAACTGAGCAACCTAATTTCTCTGATGCTCTTAACAACTCACCTATCTGTTCGTTGCTTAATTGTAACTCATCAATGCAAAATGCAATGTCACGTTCTAACTGAGATTTTGAAGATTTGCTCATTACTTGTTACCTCCTTTAGATGATTTTGTTGGGAATGTTGATAAGAAGTAATACTTAATTACTGGTGTGGGATCACACAGTTGTTCATAGACTTCTTTGGTTAGTTTTGACATAGGTTAGAAATCTTTTGTTTACTCTTACATTATAACTGCTGTGCGTTATAACTGTCTAGTGTGTATGGTACAGTTCCTTTACTGTCACAGTCTTTCGGTTCTCTCAACTCTTTTAGTTTAATATCAACTTGATACTTAATACTATTTAAGTCATCATAATATGATCTCATAATATCATTCAAATTGATATTACCAAGATCAAAGTTATTCAAATCATCCTCAACTAGGGTGCTAAGTATCAAATACTGTGAGTATGTTAAATTCACACAACTACCTCCGATTTAACTTTAATTTGTTTAAATGTTTCAATACAATTCAATGCTTGTTGATATGTTCTAAATGAAATTCGTCTTGCAAATTGTTCATCTGGAAACCAATAACGTAGGGTTGTGTGCATAATAAAAAAGGGGATATTATCCCCTATAAGTTTACATTTAATAATTAACTGTTAGCAATAAAATCCTCAATAACTTGTAGAACTTCTGCTGATGTTTGTGCATCTTCCAATAGATTGAATAGAGCAACTTCAGGATTAAATGCCATGATGTAGTAAATTAAGGAAACAATAGCAGTTTTAAGTCATACTTAGGACTAAAATCTATAGGGATGTTAGTTCTTTCTTCGGTTGCGATCCGAGAGGCACATCCATCTCCTCGTGAATAGGGTGAGGGAAAACAAAACTGAGGGGTCAATGCATTACCTTAACGTCATGTCTCTGCTTCTTATCATCTATCCTAACGATCATTTGATCAGTCTAATTAAGATGAATGTCAGAGTAGTTAGGAACCTCGTTTGTTTTCCACTCTTATAATATAACATGGATTTGATCGTTTGGGTCAACCCTTGTTACACTTTGTAAGGTGTCTACCTTATGTAAAGGTAACCACCAGCAAAATCCGCACGTGCATAGCACTCTGTTCGTTGGTTGATGATCCTTAGATCATATCTAACGTGCTTCGCTGGTGCCTTCCATGATGCTGGTTTGTAGACCTCACCAGTTTTCTTATCAATGAAAGCATGAACTCCTCCATGCTCTTGGAGTATCTTGATGTACTTACGACCAACTGAAGTCGAAAACTTAACAGGACTTGAAGAATTTGGATATGATTTGATGTAGTTTGCTTCGAGAGCATCTACCAAATCCATTGCCCACATTTCAACTCTTGCGGTTTGTGATAAGTTTGAGACTGTCATAAAGGTGTCTTTGTTTGGTACTCTTATATTATACACAAAAAAACCACCCGTATAGGGTGGTTGTGTGCAGTTTGTGAACTGTCACACTAAACGGTTACTCCTGTCTCTTTTAGAATTAGTTTAACAAATCCCTCAAGATATACTAGAGGAAGTATTACTAACTCAAGACCATTTAACTCGCTTATGTTTCTTCTTTTCACATCAACTTCAACATTCATAGGTCTTTTTTTAAGATTAGTACCTGCTGGTAACTTAATCTCAATACTATCTGTTGTTTCAGTCACAGTAGATTTTGTTTCAACTGTTGTATTTAGTGGTGTTGATGTTACTTTCTTTGCAGTTGCCTTGCGTGTTCTTCTCTTGCGTGGTGTTGCAGTAGTAGACTTGCGAGCAGTTGCAGTTGGCATGATTTTCAAATCAGTGTTTATAAAGGTGTGAGGTCTTAAAACAATAAGAGCAAATCATTGATGTTCGCCTCACATTCATATAATAGCAAAGATCAAGCATAATGGGTGAAATAGTGTACACTTTGTGAACTGTCACAGTAATTTACTTAAACTATCGTTGGGTATTCTATCTTGTATTAAGTTACTATAACCCTCATGCAATTCACACCCTATGTAATACCTTCCCAACTCTTTTGCTACCATAGCAGTAGTTCCAGATCCCATAAAAGGATCAAGAATTATATCATTTTTCTCACTCCCTGCCTTGATACATGGT